TCGCATCTTGCCGTCTAACTCTGTTCCGAGGTGCTTGAGGCGCTGAGAGTCAACTGGGATACCTTCGTTCTCCATCTGCATAAGCACACGAAGCACTTTGGAATCTTGTTCTACAACTCGGGTGAGGTCATCTTGGCTTTTGATGTACCCAGCCAAGCGCTCGTAAAGCATCCATGTCCAGCGTGCGTCTAAGTGCACATAGCGTGCAGCCATATCAAAAGGAACAGTGTCAATAATCTTACCCAACTTACCTTCGCTGGCGTATGGATTTAGATTGTCGTAGTTGTGCTTAATTAAGTTCTCTAATGAATAAGACATCAGGTTTTCATTAATGGCGTGCTGAAGCAACATGGTGTCCCGATAGGGGCCTGGTGGAACTTCGCCGTAGTACTTGCTAATGGAGCGAGCATCAAACTTTACGTTGTGCCCAATCTTAATAAGGTCACTAAAAAAGAGGGGCTTTAAAGCCTCAAAGACAGCAGAACGAGAAAGTTGTGTTGGTGGCTCCTCGTAAACAGCAGGAATAAAGTAGCGAGCCTTTGCCGTGGACTCTTGCCCACTCTTTAGGATCTTGCGGTAGCCCTCGGGTGGTGTGGTTGTACCGTCACCAACTTCTTCGGGAGTAACTAGTAGTCCTTGGCTATGCCCCATAGGTATTGCCCAAGAAGTTCCTGTTGTAGCAATGCCAATCCAAAAAACTTCGTTACGGAGAGGATCTAAGGCGAGCATCTTAAGGTAATCGCCCTCTACCTTTTCCCGTGCGTTACGTGAAATATCAGGAGAAGGGTTCTTTAATTTGGCAATGTGCTTTTTCCAGTCCTTCTCAATGTGCTCAAGCACATCGGGATGGCGAGAAAGGATGCCACGAGACTCAATGTCAAAGGCGAAAGCACCAGCCTCTTGGCAAGTTGTGATGATGGTTTGTATCTCATCAAGGGTAGACACAACACGGGGCGCTGGGCGCCCCGTGAGTGCTTCAGTAATGTGTGTCACGGCTTAGTTGTCGTAGCCGAGTTCTTCTGATGCGATCTGCATCAAGTCACGCTTAGTTGGGACTTGGATAATGTCCTCGTTGTAAGCAGTCTCATTGAACTCAATGGCTTCTGCCTCGGTAAGAGCGGACAAGTTCCATTCTTCAAGATCAGCGGCTTTCACCATCTGAAGAAGTGTGGATGAAGTGGCGCCCTTGCCTGTGCGAGAGATCGCCCAGTAGTGCTTGTCCAAAGGACCTGTGCGCTCCGAGTTGTGAAAGTTCTTCAACTGGTCAATAACACGAGGACCAACTTCCAAGGAACGAAGCGCTGGGGCTTCGCCTTCGGTAAGGAGGGCAACGTTGAAAGCGTGGCGCTTGGATGGACGGTTGCCTGCTTTGCATAGTGGGCAATCTTCACCAAGGCAAACAAATGACTTCTGACCTGAGCGCTCCAACCAGTGTTGACCGTAGGAAGCGTATGGGGCATCACCAATGAACTTGATGATCTGAGTCTCTTCGCTCAACTTAAGGCGAACGGCGTAATCGGTGCCACCAGTCTTAACGGAGTCAACACCGCTCCACCCACTGCGAACTACCTTGCGGGCTTTTGGTGCAGTCTCACCGTCTTCTTCAAGCACGATTGATGGGCGTGGCTTGCGTGTAACTTCTGTGTTCCCAGTTGCTGCGGAAGGCTTCTTTCGCAATACTGGTTGGAATTCTTGCTCGTCGTCTTCAAATTCGTTGAATGGCATGTTTGTTTTTTCCTTTGTTCTGTGTGTTTATTTTGGATAGTTGTTTGCTGTGTACTTTGCGAAGCCGACCCAGTCTGCGTTAGCAGTGTCTAGAGCGAAATCGTTTATTGCTTGGATTAGGAACTCTACCTGCACTCTGCTGTAAAGCCTACGACCTTTTATATTTTTATCAGGAATTTGTGCGCCCTTAGGTTTGGGCGTACGGTACGTGGCTTTTGGTATCCAGCCACGAGATTCCCACATACGAATGGTTACAGGTTTACGGTTTAGTGCTCTACCTAACTGACCAATAGTAAACATTTCTATTTGCTCACCATTGATCCGATAAGACTTTGATTTAGCGCCATATAGGCGGTCTGTAATTTGAGAAAATGTAGGCTTCTTAGAATCGGGCCTGTTCTTAGGCGTACGGCTACCTGGAAAGTCGGGTAACTCACCAAACATTTCTAAGGCTTTATCACTCATGCTTTAAATGCCCACGTCTCTTTCTCTACATAGAAAGCAGTTACAAGATCGGATTGATCTTTGTGCTCCCATGCAAACTTGACAAGGTTATCTTCGTCTACAACTTCAATAACTTTTTTGATGTCATCCCAGTATTGATTCTCTCGTGCCCACTGCTCTACGGCGGTGGTATCTAATGAACGGGAAATACGGCGCTCACGTTTGAGTTCTGCGCTACCGACCTTGAGCCACTTGTGTCCTTTATCATCGGAGTACCCAAAGGTATCTACGGCTTCACTAAGTTGCTTCTTCATTTCGTTGTGGCGCTTCTCTAAGATTTCAAGAGTCTCTTTGGACTTCTTAAACTCTTCAGCAAGTCGCTCTAAATGAATCTCATCAAAGTTTGCAATGATTGATGTTTCAGGTTTTTCTCGTTTTACAGTTGCCATGTTGTTCCTTTATATTTGTGAGGTTGATAAAAAGTCTGAAAGCGTCCCGATAGTTAATTCAAACTTACCTTGACTGTCGTAGTTTCCATCAATGAAAGCCTCATTAATTCCACGCTTCTGTTGAAGCATTTCGTATTGGCGCTCTTCAATGGACCCTTTCATAACGAAGGATGCAATTGTAACGTGGGGGTGTACCGAGGATAGACGGATGATGCGGGCTTCTCGCTGATCCAGTTTGCCAGCGCTCCATGGCAGGTCATAAGAGATGAGGTAATTGGCGTTAGGAAGGTCCACGCCATACCCACCAGCGTCTGAAGAGAGGAATAAGCGGGTGTTGGGGTCTTTAGCAAATTGCTGTTTAGCGGCATCTCGTTCCTCAGCATTCATACCGCCCATGAAAAGAACACTGCTGGTAGTGGAGTTCATAGCCTCCTGAATGAGCCGCAAGTTACGTTTAAAGAAGGAGAACAACACAATCTTACTGTCAGGTTCTCCTGACAAGATGTCCGTCATGTATTCAATTACCGCATTTAGTTTGGGCGCTTTTGTACTTTCAGAAAGCCAACCATTTGTAGTTACCTTATTGGCATACATGCTTCCTGCGCTACCCCTGGTTTCTCTGAACTGGCGTGCAGACTCAAATACCAACGAAGGGTTATCACAAAGCATACGAAGGATAGTAAGGCGAGCCATGATTTGCCCTTGGGCTTCTCCACCTTTATCACTGCCGTTGTAGTGAGACCATAAGTCAAAACCACGACCATGTGATGTGATGGCTTTTTGAATCTCATTAAGCAGGTCACGAGCAATGGATTGGTATGCAATGGAACCTGCGGTGTCAAAAGAAACAGGAACGACTTGATGAATTACACGAGGCAATTGGTCTGCAATATCTGCACGGGTCTTGCGAACCATGGACTCCGTAAGACTGTCTTGCAGTTGCTTTAAGTTGCGGTAGCGAACAGGTTTGCCGTAATGATCTCTAGCAATAAAAGTGCGGTCAAAGATGTCAAAGCGACCGAGTACTGTCTTATCCACAAATTCCATAATAGAAAACAACTCTTCTGGTTTGTTCTCAATGGGTTGTCCTGTTAACGCAAAGCGGTAATGACAACGAGCACCTAAGCGCTTAAGTAAGCGAGAACGTTTTGCACGAGGTGATTTAATAATAGTTGCTTCGTCAATCACCATTGCATCACAAGAGAGTGCTTTGAACTCTGCTTCGTCTTTGACAAGCAACTCTGAGTTAACAATGACGTACTTGCACATCTTTGCCATACGCCAAAGTGGAGCACGGGCGGCTTTAGAACCATCAATGACAATGGCTTTAGAGTCTGTGAACTTCTTGATTTCGTGTAACCACTGGTATTTCAATGAAGATGGAACAACAATGGCTGTAAGTTTGACTTCCCCATCCGCCATAAGTTTTTCTAGCGCTGACAGAGTGGTTGGAGTCTTACCAGCACCCATGACCATAGCAAGAAGCATCTGACCACGGTCAGCCATTCTTTCCATTGCCTCCTGTTGAAAAGGGTAGAGGGTGCCATTGAAGGTCATGCAAGCCACCAAGGAACTACTGAAGACTTGGTGACCGCAACGTCAATCTCATCGTCTGTCATGTCACCTATGTCTTTAGCATCAGTGTGTGCGTAGTGCAAGAAGTAGATGCCGTTACGAAAGCGGGGCAAGGATTTTAAAAGTGTTTTAGCGGACTCGGTGCCAGCCTTGTCATGATCCATGGCAACAATGATTCGCTCTGCAACGCTAGATACAAGCGTCATCTGTTCTTTGCTGACATGCGCTCCAAAAGTTGCAAGCGCTTGGATACCTTCAAAGGTAGATGCAAAGCGCACCACGTCAAGAGGGGATTCAACAAGGATGGCAGTGCGTGCTTGGAAGCGCTCAATACCAAACAAAGTGCTGCTCTTCTTAATACCTACTGGATTGTTTTTAAACCAGTCTGGACCTTTCTCCTGCCAGCCAAGAAGTTCACCGAGTGGTGAGACAATTGGGATGACCCATGCCTTCTTAAGCATGTTCCATTTAACGCCATGCGCTAAGGCAACATCAGCATCTAGATGGCGTGAGCGTAAAACAGAAGAAGGCACTTGCTCAAAGCGACTGTAAGAAATCCAATCAACTTCAGGTTGGTACTCCACCCGCTCAGGTGCGTTGAGGCGGTTCATACCTGTCTCAATAAGTAACTGGTTAACAGCGGCAACGCTGTCAGGGTTACCAGTCAATTCAGAAACAAGTGAAGCAAGTGTTCCTTTGGCACCGCAAGAGTGACAAATCCAAAGACCATTCTCTGAGTTCATTGACCATGATGGGGAACCATCGGCACGACCTGTGCGCTTCTCGTGTACAGGGCAACACCCTGAAATCTCACGACCACTTGTTCGGCGCACGTCCACGCCAAGTTCCATTAGGACGTCTGCGATATTAGTAGTACCAGTTGTCACTGTCGCCGTCAGCATTTTCGTCTACCTCCGTAAAGTTCATCGTGTCCCAATCCCACTTAATACGAACTTCGCCTTTAGGTGAAGATCGGGAAAGTACTACTCTGATAATTGCTTGATTGTCTATATCTGGATCTGACTCAACACCCAGCACAAGATCGGAGTCCTGTGCGAATGAGGATGTGTAACCTATCGCCTCTGCGGTGATTTGCCTTGACTTCTTGTTACCTAATTTCCAAGACAGCACCTGAGTAGTTCCAATGATTGGAATATCAAAGCGTTGGGCAAGGCGCTTAAGTGAGCGAGTGATGTTGGTAAGAGCCTGGGGTGAACCCTTTGGCTCCCCGTTCTCATCGTCCATGAGGTAAACACCGTCAACAATGAGGAGGCGTGGTCGGTGCTGTTGTACTTTGCCAGCAAGAGCGCTCACCGTGGTAAGTGAGTGTGTATCTTCCGTCATGATGAATGGTTGCATGTTTTTACGAAGACCCAGCACCTTGTTCAACTTGTCCATGTCTTGGGCTGTTAAGTCACCACGGATAATTCTTGTGTGTGGAATGCCTGAGATGATGGCGTCATAGCGAGCCGCTTGTTCTTCAATACTCATTTCAAATGAAACATACATGGGAACGATGCCGTGGTTGTGTGCGGCTTGTGCCATGATGAGAGTGATTAGCGATTTTCCTTTTTTCGCTTCACCCACGAAAGTGACAAGTTGCTGAGGCCGAAGACCAGCAGTGATCCGATCAAGACCAAGGAACCCCGTTGGAATGCCACGAAGACCGTTCGGAGTGTTGCGCATTTCTTCATATTTTGCTAGACGTCCTTCCCATGATTGTGTGAGGTCAATATCTCGGAGGCGTGCAACTTCCACTGAGGCTTTTTGCAAACCTTCCGAGAGTTTCTTAAACGCAGTTTCTGTTTCATTGTTGTTAAGAGCAGGTAATGCAGATGTGATGGCATCAACAAGGTGCTGTTGTTTGTAAGCAACATAGATCTCATCAATGAGTGCCGCAAATGGTTCGTTCTCTGCATTGAGTAGACGGGTGTCTCCATACTCTTGTTTGAAAACTCGTGGCGATGGGATGGTGGCATACTCACGCCAGTAGTTAAGAACCCACAACCAAACGTCTGACCATTCACCACTGAAATGCTCTGGACGTAAACCTGAATCAATGACTTCACTAAGGTCAGCAGTTTGAATAACCTTGCTGATGAGAAGATGTTCTGTTGATGCCATTTAAAGTACCCAAGCGCTTGTAGAGGATGTGACTGTCGCACGAATACCTAACACTGCTGCTTGGTCTTGGTGTGGAACAAAGATTGTACGGACTGATCTCTTGAAACGCAAGTCATATTCAAGATCTCCAAAAGTTTTGTAGTAGAGAACAGGAAGAGACATTCCCTTGCGCTGTAGCCAGTTATCCACAGCATCCACAGCGTCTTCGTGCAAGAGTGTGTAAACCTCTGCACCGATACCTAAACGATGTGTGGTGTCATATAGAGCCTTCAATGGAAGATCGTGTGGTGTCCAAAGATTTAATACTCGGTTCCAATTGTTGCGGTTTTTGTGTAGAGCGCTACCAATCGCTTTTAAACCTTCAGGTGGACTCGCCAAGAGGTCTTCAAAGATAACTCCGTAACCAACGGCATCATAAGATTGAATGTCATTGTTAAGCATTAAAAGTCGCAGTTAAAAAGACTGGGGGAAGAACTGCGAGCAGTTAGTCGTTCGTGAGGAGCACATATGTCCCTTGTGTTAAAGCGACTCAGAATGGTTGTGCATCCTGGGTGAGCACAGGTACGTTGTCCTTCAACAACAACTACTGCAACTGCACGTTTGCGTCGTTGACGGCTTCTAAGGTTGCGCTGATCCTTTTGTTCTCGTGTTTTTGGTGGGCGTACTTTACTTGGCATTATTGTTGTGTCCTATAGTCTTCGCCTGTGATGTGGATTAAGTAACAAGATTCACGAATGATGGATTGCACACGGCTGGTGTACAACACGGACAACTTATCGGGGTTGATGTCTGTTGTGAATATTGTGGGCAACTGCATGTCGTAGCGTGATTCAATCATGCTAGAAACTGTCTTTGCCATGTAGTCCGTTAAGCGGTCTGCGTTCAAGTTGTCAATTACCACAACGTCGTAAACACGTCGGACGTACTTGAGCAAGTTGGCGTCACCGTACATGTCAGGAAGTTCATTGTCATTGTTACGAGCATCATGCACCATCTCAACGTAGATGTCATAGGAAAGAAAGAGTCCACTCAACTCGTGTTTCGTAACTGCTTCTTTTAGAGCCGCAACGGCTAAGTGCGTCTTACCTAAACCTGTTTTGCCATAGATGTATAAACCCATGCCATCTTCCATTCGCTTATCAATATTGCCTGCCCACTTGCTGACAGCATTGCTGAATGGTGCAGATGCCTCTGTGTTTTCAAACGAACTAAATGAACAGTTCTTGTAACGAGGTGGCAGGCGTAAGTTACGCAAGCGCTCTTCTGTTGATCTATTGCGCCAGTATTTTGAACTCTTCCAGTCAGTCATGTGTTTCCATTTTGTGAGGGGGTACCGATGATACCGCACAAGGATGAGTTAAGTACGCATCTGCATATAAGAAATAAATATCACAGAGCACACACTGAATGGTGGCTTTAGCCTTCCGAGAGTCGTGGGTCAATTGAGGGGATTGTTGTGTCAGTGTCTTCATGTTTTGTTGCATCCTTTGCATATTTGTCTAAGTTCGCTAGAAAGGCTCTCCACGGCGCTACTTCCACTGGTAGCGGTCTCCGTGTTATGTCTTTTGCGAAGGCCAAGATCATGGCATGTATTTGGTCGTGTGTAAAGCCTCGTTGGGTAAGTTTGGCAAAGCCCTTCATAAGTGCGGGAGCGTTGACCGTGGCGGTGATCCTATCCATGGCTTCGGTAGGCATGCTGTCACGGAAGACATAAACCAAAGCCGAGCGGGAGTTCCCCTTCGGGATGTTTACCTCTGGCTGACGGTCGGGGTCTGCTCCTAACCCTGTGCCCCAGTCATCAATCTGTTTCTTCATTTACCAACCTCCAATCAATGTTCACTTTAGAAATTTCCCCTTTCTTGATTCTTTTACTCTTGATATTTACTCTTGATTGGGTGTCACCCGTGACACTACTAGTGGTGTCTCCCGTGACACTACCTAGTGTCTCCATGGACACTACTAGGGGTGACTCGTGTGACACTACTGGGTTGTTAAAATTGACGTAATAGCGGTTCGTCAAGTTCTTGTTGTTGCGGGTCACACGGTGCTGTTTGACGATCAAGCCAATCTCTTCTAGGCGCTTCATGGAGCGGATTACGGTTCGGCGGTCACAGCCCAACTGGTCAGCAATGTGCTGGTAGGAGGTTGTCAGTTCCTGCGTATCTGGGTGGAGGTACTGAAGCATGTGGTTCAGTACTGCATGCGAGATGTAGTCCGTAGAGATGTATGGAAGCACCCATCTCGGGACAGGTAAAAAAGGTCCGCTCAACTTATTGTTTCGTGCCATACTGCTCCTCAGGTTGTTATCTAGGGTCGCCATGTTACACTCTCGCTAGTCACTTTGGCACTTCCCTGATCGGGTGCTAAAGTGTGCAATAGTGTTGAGGGGAGGGCGACCTCCTCAGGAAATACAGAGCAAGGGCCTTTCCCTCCTTTCTGCCCTTGCCCTTGTTAACGGCCCTCCCTTCAACCGCTAAACTATGTTCATGGCATCTAAAAAAGAAGTATGGGATAAACCCAATCCAAAGAAGAAGTCAACCAAGTTGACACCTGACCAGAAGTCAGAAGCAAAGGCTCGTGCTAAAGCCGCTGGTCGTCCATATCCAAACCTTGTTGACAACATGGCTGTCTCCAAGAAAGGTAAGAAATAATGGCTGAGAGTAAGAAAGACCCACGACTTGCACGTGCAGGTGTGTCTGGTTTCAACAAACCAAAAGCAACACCTGACCACCCAACTAAGTCGCATGTTGTTGTTGCTAAAGAAGGCGACAACGTTAAGACCATTCGCTTTGGGCAACAGGGCGTCAAAGGTTCACCTGATGGTTCCGCACGCAATGCTTCGTTCAAGGCACGTCATGCCAAGAACATCTCTAAAGGAAAGATGTCTGCCGCCTATTGGGCTGACAAGGTGAAGTGGTAACTAAATAGTTGCACCGAAGCCAAACAACTGTTTGACTTCTTCCACGTTTGCAGGACGGCTCATGATCACTCCGCTAGGGAATGTTGCCGTAAGCATGCAGGTGTCATAAGAATTAGTAACTGCTCGGTCGTTTTGAGCACTACTTACAACATGGAATGTACCTAGATCAATAGGTGGAAGTATCTCTACTTCTTCTACTTCGGTGTCTTCAATGATTGGGTCTGGCATCGGAACGTCATTGAGTATTGCATCAACGATTTGTTCTTTAGTCATGGTCGTTCCTACTTGGATCCCTTGAGCCTTTGCATTCTTGCGAAGAACACCAATGGACATTGACAACATCTCAGCACGGCTAAATGGTTCAATC